ACAACTTACTACTGGCGTGTGGACGCAGCGAATGCAAACGGCACAACGACGGGAGACGTGTGGTCATTCACTACGCTATCGTTCGATCCGCCGTTGCCGTCGTGGGAGTTGTTGCCCGGCAGGACGCTTGGCCCCTTGGACTTCGGTATTGAGGGTATCGATTTTCGATGGCTCGGGAACAACTTCGGAACGACCGTGAAGCGATTGGTCGTCGCCGCGAATAACCGCATTTACTACGAGGATGTGTGATGGCTGTTACGCTGACTGATCGAGCATTCGTAAAGCGGATCGTAGCCGCTGGAAACGATCAACTGTGGTATGAGGATGCGATGGCAGCAGGGACAATGGTTGAACTTGTGGCTGCTCGGGACGACATCGACACGTCCGATCAGCTTGTACTGTTTGAGTTGGATCAGAAGGTGTTCGTCGTCAACGGCGAAAATCTGAAGGTCGCTGACTTCAAGAACACGAAGATCGCCACGTCTGCGATTGGGAGTCACTACCCCGATCCAGGAAACATACTGACGGGAGGGACCTCGAACGCACAGATGGTCGTGGAGTACATCACGGCAAAGACCGGAGCCGTGACCATCTACGGAAAACGGACCACCACGGCGACGTTCGTCAGCGGCGAGACCGTTACCGGGACCGACGACGACAGCAACACGATCAGCTTCAAACTCAGTGCCGATGAAGTGGCCCCTCCCCACTGGTACGACTGGACGCCGTATGCGAATGACACGACGAATTACGGTTCACTTCCAGACACGGCGTATCTTGGGTGCCGGTATCGTGGAAGGGCCGTGTTGAGCGGGAATCCGGATTATCCATTTCAGTTCTACATGAGCCGGGAAGGCAACCCATTCGACTTCAACTTCTATCAGACGGATGCACAGGCTGCGGCAGCAGGAGGCAGCGGAGACCTCGGGACGTTGGGCGATATGGTGCGGGCACTGATACCGCAGGGTGACGACGCATTGATGTTTGCATGTGCTGGTAGTGCCACGGTCCTTCGAGGGAACCCGATGGACGGTGGGTACATGGAACAGGTCAATTCCAAGATTGGCATGTTCGGGCAGAATGCGTGGACGTTTGACGCGGATGGCAATCTCTACTTCTGGGGAACCGGCGGAGTGTACTACTCGGCGAAAGGGTTCGGTGCGTTCGAGAACGTCACGTCCGAACGATATCCGGACCTGATCCAGGATGAAGGGGCAGACCCCTCCACGCATCGCGTCGTGTTCGGATACGACCCAGGTCAACAGGGCATACAGATCAGCATCACCAAACTGATCGACGGTAGCAGTTCCAGTTACTGGCTTGATCTGCGAACAAAGGCCCTGTTCCCGGATAGCTTCCAGACTCTGCACGGTGCCTATTCGATGTTCTACTACGATGCCAACGACACGGATAACAAGTGTCTGATCGTCGGTTGCACAGACGGATACATGCGGTGGTTCGACGCCACGGCCAAGAGCGACGATGGGTCGGCAATTGACAGTTATGTGGACTATGGGCCGATTCAGTTGGGCTCGGAGCCGGACGGAGAGGGCATCGTGTTTTCCGTGGATGCAGAACTCGGCGGCGGGGCGAGCGGCGGAACAGAGTCGGATTCCAACAATGTGACGTGGCGTCTGTGGACAGATGATTCCGCCGATGGTGTCAATGAAAAACTCAATGCGAATGTCACGCCGAACATTGGTGGAACGTTCACGGCACCAGGCCGATGCAGAGGTCAGTCAGTAAAGCGAAAGATCAAGGGCGTTTACGCTGGCATCAAACTGCGGAACAACACAGTGGACGAGTCGTGGGCGTTTGAGAAGATGATCGTCGGCGTTCGTCCGACAGGAAGGAAGAAGTGATATGCTTGTGGAGGCCCCAAGACCTTCAGACGACCTTGAGACATTCAAGCGTCGTGTTTGCTTGGCGATTTCCCGCTTGTCCACGAGCAAACTCGGGCAGTCCGCCAGTCCGGCATTCGCAGGACTGACCGTAGGTGGTGGGACGGTTTCCAGCACCCTGATCGGTCAGTGGAACACGGCCTACAGTTGGGGAGATCACGCCGGACTGTATGATCCGATTGGGACGGCGGAAGGAGAGATAGGGGCACACGAGTCTACGTACAATCACGGCAACTACAATGCCGCGTATTTGCACAAGACAACAGAGGACGCTCTGAACGGACTCGTGTTTTGTAATGGGGCCGGTTCCTATTCTGCTAAAGCCATTGGAACGGACGTGCAGGCTTACGAAGCTGGCCTCGACGCCATCGCAGGTTTGGCAAAGACAGACGGCAATGTAATTGTTGGCGATGGGTCCACATGGGTAGTAGAGTCGGGAGCGACAGCACGCACATCGCTTGGCCTTGGAACAACGGACAATGTGACATTCGCCGGACTGACAGTTGATTCTCCGACCTTGTGCGTTGATCCAGTAAATCACAGGGTGGGCGTAGGTAGCACCAACCCGGAATATCCATTTCATGTCTTCAGCAACAGTCAAAACGTCGGATTAACGCTTGAAACAGACGGGTATCAGGGCAATGTCCGACTGCTTGATTACCGCGATAGTGACTTGGGTTCTTACATACTTGCTATGCACTATCGCGGATCGAAGGCTGCTCCAGCAGTCGTTCAAGATGGTGACAGACTGTTGACGATTCAGGGGTATGGTTATAGTGCTGCTGCAAGCGTCGTACGCAAAGCCGCCGAGATCGCCATATATGTTGACGGCATACCGGATTCCTCTGGCGATGGTTCTGATATGCCAGGGCGTATCACGTTTCTCACCACTCCTGATGGTGCTGGTTCTTCCTTAGAACGTATGAGAATTGGGCACAACGGGTACGTGTCTATTGGGACGGCTGCTGCCGCCAATGAGATGCTTGAGGTATCCGGCAAAATTAGGTCTAATGCGGCCTTCAATGTGAGCGGGACTGATGGGATTTCTAATTCTGATACTGGCGTCCCCACGGCGTTGACTGTCAGCGGCGGGATCGTGACATCGGTGACGAAGAACGATTGGCTCAACCAGTCCGTAAAGACAACGGCTACACCTACGTTCACTGGCCTTACTTCGGCACTTGGCCTGATCGCTGCACGACCTACCAGCACTACCTCGCTCACTGAGGCGATCCGATTCGGAAGAACTGGCAGTGATTATCGCTATCACTCCATCTACGAGTCATGTAATAGTACGACGAACTCATATCTTGAGTTTCGCATACATGACGGCGGGAGTAATCCGTATACCGGGCAAAACACTGTACTGACTCTCTTGGGCTACTCGCCCGAGGCCCGAGTTACTGGCTTTGTAAGTGCGAGCCTCACCACGTCGTTCAATAACAAAGCCGCTGGCGTGTTTATCACAACGTTCGACACATCTGGCGGTGACGTGGGTTATGCTTATGGATCGTACAACCAGTTGAATACGTCCGGTCCCAACAATGTCACGACATTGGCGGCAGGCATCCGTGGTGTTGTGAATCACGCGGGGTCTGGAACCGTGGTCCTGGCAAATGGTTCCTATGGCCAAGTGCAGTCCACTGGTGGGGGCACAATCACATCAGCGTATTCGCTGGAGGCATATGGCCCCTATCTAAGCGGTACGGGTTCGGCGATAGGCACGGCTGTTGGTCTGTACATTGCAACCCAGAAGGTCACGGGAGTCACAACCGGCTATGGAATCAATCAGATCGGTGCGAGCGACATCAACAACTTCGTGGGAAAGAGCAAATTCGGAACGGCGGGCACACCGCTTGAGGACGTACACGCCGCCGATACCGTGCGAGCCGACATTGCCTTCAACCTCAACGGCACTGACGGGGTGTCTGATTCTTCCAGTGGCGTGCCGACGGCGTTGACTGTTAGCGGCGGGATCGTGACATCGGTCACGAAGACGGATAGCCCCACGTTCACCAACCTTGCTCTAAGAACAACATCGAGCGCAAACTTCCCGACGTTCTATTGTGCGGATTCCTCTGCGAACTACACGCCTTGGTTCCGCAACGATGGCCGATCCGTAGAAATGACGCTTGACTCGTTTCGCGATTCTACATCGGGGTCGTTCCTCGCTATGCGACACGCCAGAGGTTCGGTTGCTTCCCCGAAAATTCTAAAAAACAACGACGAAGTCGCCAGTTTCTTCGCCCGAGCTTATGATGGTGTTTCAGCTTGGCGAAACGCTGCTGGACTGCAGTTCTTTGTGGATGAAAACCCGACGTTGGGGTATTCGCCTCCCACAAGTATTCGATTCTACGTCTCGAACGGAACAACCACATCGTGGCAGTGCGTAGGTGCATTTCAATATGACGGCAAGTTTGGCGTTGGTACTCTGGCCCCTCAGGAAGGCATTCATTGCACAACTAAGATTAGAGCGGATTCCGCCTTCAACCTCAATGGTACGGACGGAGTAACACAAGTTGCTTCCGCTGGCACAGTGTGCGATGTGACTGCTCTGGCCGGCGGGATTGCGACGGCCCAGACGCAGATTACATACGCCGCAGACGGCACGTATAACTTCGATGCGACAAGCGGCAAGGTGTCCTCAATCACGATAACCAATGGCCGGATCACGGCTATCACAACGGCATAGTAGGAGGATAAGATGAGTTGGAACACAGATTGGTCCACGACCATGCCGACCGTGGAGGCATTCCAGGGGAAGACATCCTATGGGGCAACGTACACGGATTGGACGGGATACAACGATGCGGTGAAGAAGTACAACGCCGCACAACAGGAGAAGCAGTATCAGCAGGGATTAAGCCTGTACCAGCAGGCTGCAAAGCTGTTCCAGAACAACGGGGTCTACAACACGGCCTACAACAACGCCAAGAAGAAATCCGTGGCATCGACCATGTCAAGTCTGGTCAGCAGAGGTCTCGGCAATCTTGCCAATGCGGCGACAGCCGGTGCAGCGTATGACGCGGATAATTGGGCCAACTATGAGATGATGAGAATGAATGCACTGTCCCAGGCGTTGCAGAACATGGGGCAGTATGTGGGAGGTTACACTCCCACGCAGGCCCAGGGCATGTCGGTGACGACCACATACCCGCAATCGAGCAAGAACACTTCGACTGTCTCGTCCGGCAGCGGCAAACTGTCTGCCGGGCAATCGACGGCGAAGTCGCCATTCTACGGAGTCAGTTTCCTATGATCGGGCAGAATGTAATCGGGGGCGTGACAGACGCGAGCGGAAACACGTTGAAGATGGTGACGCTCGGGAACACGCGGACGGGCCAGGATGAAACGCTCTTCAGCATGAACGGTCAACTGAGTCCGCTCGACGCCAGGCCGCAAGGCATGGAAGGTCAGCCGTGGGTCGGATTCTCCGCTGATCCGACCCCGGACCCGACGCAGACGCCGCAGGGACAGGACAATGAGTACGTCTCCGCTCTCAATCGTCAGTTCGACGCCAAGGGCAGTGAGTTGGACACGCACTTCTCCAGGCAGGAAACGGCGATCCGCCAGCAGTTCCAGAACCTGTTGGAGAACTTGCAGGGCGAGTACCAGATCGAGCGGAAGTACATCGAGCAGACGCCGATGGACCCGAAACAGCGAGAGGCGGGAGTCCAGCAACTGAACCTCAAGTACGAGAAGCAAATCTACAAACTCAAGTCCGAGGCAGAGCCGTACTTCGCCGAACTCAAGCAGAAGCGTGACACGGCCATGTTCCAGTTGGAGTCCAAGCGGACAGAGGGGCTCCAACGCCTACAACTGGTGCGGGAGCTTTCCGACAAGGGCATGATTACCGATCCGGCTGCGGCAGTGCAGGAACAGCTTCAGGTCGTCGGCGTCAGTCTCCCGTTGACGGCCTTGAAGCAGCCCACGCAACGGCGTCAGCTTGGCGACATTCAGTCGGAACTCGACGCCGTGAGCAGAGCGCTCGGGGTGTTCATGCCGAACAAGAAGGGCAAGCCGATGTTCGACAAGCGGGGCAACCTGCTTCGGAATGTTCGGTTCTCGGAGACCGGGGATGAAGCGGATTCGCGTGCCACGACGGCGGAAGAGCGGCTCCTCGGGGATCAGTTGCTGCAACGCAGGCGAGAGCTTTGGCAGGAGAAGAACGATCTGCTCCTGCAAAAGAACGTCGGCCCGATGCAGCGTGGAATGGCAACGGCAGGCAACATGCAGAGCACGCCGTTTGCGAAGGGGGTAGCAGGCCAGATGCCGAAGCAGGCATCGGGTCCGGCACCCAAGTACATGACGAACAAAAAGACCGGCCAGAAGGCCGTGAGCTATGATGGGGGTAAGACGTGGCAACTCGCGACGAACTGATCGCTCAAGGGTTTCAGCCGGACGATGTGTTGACGGCCAGTGCTTTGCAGGCAGCGGGCTTCACGCCCGAAGGAGAAGAGGAAGAGGGTTTGTCCTTCTTGGAGAAAGCCCAGTTCATCAGTCCTCTGCTCGGCCTGTCCGCTCTGGATCGTGCCGCTCGCAAGGCCGTGCTTGGTCCCGCGAAGAAGGCGGCGACTGAAGCCTTCAAGGTCGGTCGTGCCGATAAGGCAGCAGGGTTGCGGGAGGGCCTTATCCCTTGGACCCCGGACTGGTTGGACTTTGTCATTCCCGGCTTGGATTCCAGACTGAAGACTAAGGCTGAAGAAATGCGGGCCGAAGTGAACCCCGAGATGCAGGATCGTGTGTCACAGCAGTTGAGCGAGGGGAAGTTGTGGCCGGTGCAGGAAGGTCAGAAGTGGTATCAGATCGACCCGGCTTTGATCCCCGAGGCGATCAACACATGGGCCGCGAGTGCTGGCGATCAGGCCGCGACCATGATCCAGACCATGCTCGGCAAACTCGTCGGCGGTATCGCCGGTCGTGTCGGCGGTGCGGCAGTCGGCGGGGCCGTGGGCAATGCCCCCGGTGCCGTCACGGGTGCGACTGTGGGCGGCAAGATCGGCGGGCACATCGGCGGGGCCGTGCCGAACATCGCGAACGAGACGGCTGGCTTCATGCACGATGCGGAGTTCTGGGGGATCGGCGACAAGGAGATCATGGAGGAGAATGCCCGGTACTACGGGCTGGCTTCCGGCCTGATGGAGTATGCCCAGAACGCAGTGGAGCTTGCCGCTGCGAAGGGCGTGCTGAAGTTGTCGAACACAAAGGCCGTCAGCGCTCTGAAGAAGAACTTGATCGTCAAGGGCCTCAAGGAACTTGGCATCAACGCAGGCGAGGGTCTGATGGAAGTGAGCCAGGACGCACTTGAGCGGTTCTTCCTGCGTCGAGCCGCTGGCCAGATGCAGCAGGCTGACCCGAGCTTCAAGATGCCGGACATTCCGGACACGTTTGCCGGTTGGAAGCGGACATTCGCCCAGGCCGCAGGCACTGCCGCCATGATGCGTGGCGCCGGTCATGCGATCAGTCGTGGCGTGCAGAATGTGCACAGGCAGTTCCAGAAATCCTATGCAGAAAATGCTGGCGAGAACCCGTTGATGCAGGAGCCGCGAGGCTCCGAGTTCCGCCCGGAGCCGCGAGTCATGCCGCAGGCTGATGTCGAGCCAATCGACAATGAGCAGTTGCGAATCGAGGGCGAGGAACTTTTGCCCGAGGAGCAGGCCGCTCTGGAGCAACTTGAGGAGGAATTTAGAGGTCAGGGCAGTTCTACACAAGACGAAGAGGGATACATGATCGTCGGCGGCGGTGAAAGAGGAGTCGTCGAAGGCAATGTCAAGCCGCGTCTCTACATCGGCAACGTCACGCGTAGGGCCAAGAATGCGTGGGCTGCGATGCTGAACCGCGTCCGCGAGAAAGAGGAGCAACACGGCAAGGAGGTCGAACCAAAGGACTTGGGACAACACAGGGAAGGGCCGTTCCCGACCAAGCGGACTCAGATCGAGATGACCGTGGATGAAGCCCGTGATCTCGAACGGCAGCTGACGGATGTGATAGACGAACGACTGGCCGAGAGCAAGCCGTTTGATTCAAAGGAATTGGCGTTGCTCAAGGCTACATGGGGCGACGTGAAGGAACTACGAGAAGCGTTGGGCCTGCCTACGGGACGAATGCCGTTCAGGGTGATCCACGCTGACAAGGTGCGGATCGCAGTCGTGCCGAGCACGACAGAGCGTGTCTACGTCGGCATCGAGGGCCCGAACAAACGCATTTTGGCCGATTTGTCACACAATGATCTGGTTACGCAGGGCGAGGCTATCAAAGCCGCCATGAAGAAGGCAGCAGCAGCAGCCAAGCACGCATTCAGTGTCGGTGGCAAGGAGGCTCAGAAGAAGCTGCGGGAACAGGTACGCGAGTTGAAACGAAAGGCCAGGGCAATCCGTCTGGCCAGGATCGCCCGCAAACGGCTGGCGAAGGAACTGACACGGAAGGTATCGAGCCGCATCGACCCGTACTATCGGCAGGCCATCCAAACCATCGTAGATCGTGTGGACCCAACGAATCGAAGCGACGCCACACAGCGTCGAATCGACGGTCTGCAATCCGCTATCCAGCAGGACCAGACAGTGGCAGAACGGATTCAGAACCCGACGGATCGGCGACTGCTTAGAAAGGCAGAGCAAGTGCCGCTGAATCGCATTAGTACGCGACAGCTTGAGACTCTCGTGGAAGAACGCCGCCGATTGCAGTCCGAGGGCCGATATAAGGCCAAACGACTGCGCGATCTTCATAAGCAGCAAACAGTCGGATTTGTGTCTGATGCCGTGGAGACATTGAAGTCTGTTTCCCGAAGAGATCGGTTGGCCCCAGGCCGGGAAACGGACAATGCAGCATGGTTCCAGAAGATGTGGGACAAGTGGCGTGGTGCCAAGGGCGAAGCGGGCTTCGGGACGTATCGAATCGACCGAATGATGGAGTACCTGGATGGGTTCAAACGCGGCTTCTTCACGCATATCTGGGAGAAGGTGAAGGCCGATCTTCACACGTCCCGCGAACGTCGTTCGATTCGCGTCCGCGAATTCGTCCAGTTCATGAAGGACACTGGCATTGACGGGGCACAGTGGATGATGACGAGCCTGCCGTTCCGCAGAAGTGACGGCACGGTTCACAACCTGACTCCGTGGCAGTTGATCGGGGCCTACATCCAGTCAAAACATCCGACTGGAAAAGGCCACTTGGTCGAAGGAAACAAGTTCAGCGAAGGGGACATCAGACAGATCGCACGGATGGTGGAAGGCGATCAGAAGATGACCGCCGCGTACAACTGGATCGTTGAACGGCAGAGAGCACAGTGGAAGGCCCTGACCGATAGGCTGCGCGCGATAGGCGTAGACCCGACACGGTTCAAGGAGATCACGGAGTACCTGCCGTTGATGATCGCCGATATGGACATGGTGGAGCAGGATGATGTGCTACATAGATTCCTGGAGCAGTTCGTGCCGCAGGAGCTTCTGCCGAAGGGATTCTTGAGGGAGCGAAAGGAAGGGGCAAGCCAGTCAATCGAGTTGGATGCCATGCTTCTGTTCATGCACAGCATCGATCAGGTGGAACACGTCATGGCGATGGCGCCGATTCTGACTCGATTGGGATCGTTGTTGGGCAATGCGGAGTTTCACAAGGCGTTGAATGGCGTGACATACGGCAAGGGGACAGACATTCTTACGCAGTGGTTGACGGACATCGGGAGAGACAGAGTAGTTCGCGAGCAGGCGTGGTACGACAAGATCGTCCATTATCTGCAACGCAACGCCGTGCTCTATGCCATCGGTTGGAATTTTCCATCAGTCCTGAAGCAGATTCCGGCGTTGTTCGTCGGGTTTGCGGAAGACTCAAACATGGTTCGATTCTTGGTCCCGAATCTTATGTCGCTCAGTAGCCCGGAACGATTCCGCGAATTTCGGGACGAAGTGCGGTCCAAATCGTCCGTATTGCGGCACCGGAACATCGAGCCGGAATTGCGGGCCATGTGGAACAAGAAGCACTTGCAGGCCATGATGAAGAAGCAGTTCGGAAAAAGGAGCATCGAGTTGGATGCTGCCGCGACTTCTTGGATGCGTTCCACTGACGATTGGCTGACAACGCTTGTGTGGAAATGTCGCTATGACGCCGTGATGGACGCCGGTCTCGACGAGAGAACTGCGATCCGACTGGCGGATTCCGCCGTGCAGAAGACACAACAGATGGCGAGCCCCGAGGACCTGCCACACCTATTTCGCGGTGGCACAATTTCCAACATTATCAACCTGTTCCAGAATCAAGCGAATCAGGAGTTGAACTACTGGATTCACGACATCTACGGCAAAGCCGCACATGGCAGGTTGACAGCCGGGCAAGTGGCATGGCGTGTGATGATGGCCACGATTCTTCCGATTGCTGTTTACAACGTCGTCAGTCACGGAGGGAAGAAAGATGATGAAGAGGACGAGCAGTCATTTGCAACAGGGGCAGCTGGCTACATGCTCGGAAGCCTACCGCTCGTCGGACGAGTAGCAAATATGGTTGTGAATGGATACGGCGGCGAGGCTGATCTGTGGGCAATGCCAATGGAAGGCATCGAGCAGGTAGCATCCGGCGTCCGACGCGGTGATATGACGACAGCGTTGAAAGGTGTGGCCAAGACAAGTACGCTGGCTCCCACCGGAGGACTAATCAACAGTCAGTTGATCCGTACTGTCGAAGGAATGTTTGATCTGCAAAGTGGCGAGACAGATGATGCCAGACGCTTGATATGGAGTAAGGCGATGCTCGGTGAAAAGCAGGAGCAAAACACTTCAAGGAAAGGGGGTATTAGGTGACGGACCATGATTTGTTGATCCGGTTGGGTGAGAAGATGGACTCAATGAGTCTCTTGTTGTCAAACCACCTTCATCACCACTTCCTGTACAACATGGCGTTATTCACTGCGTTTCTGAGCGTAATCGGCGGACTTGTCCTGTGTTGGATGAAAGGCCGAGAGAAGCCAGCTCGGAAGCGTTAAGCACTTTGGCTTCGTGCCAATTAAACACCAGAGGGGTCGATCCATACGACGGATCGACCCCTCTTTTTTCGTTTCGGAGGAACACAGCATTCACCACTCGCTCCATCGGGATCAATCCGAACAGCCCGCCGTTGCACCAGAGAATGGCCTGCGGACACTCACGCAGTTGAGCCTCGATCACTGGCTCGATCGACAAGCTGTCTGTATGTCCTGTGTTGTATCGCAAGGTGACGATGTTTGGCGTGCCGTCGGATGAATTCATCTATGATCCTTTTCGTCGTGAATAATTGACTGCCACGGCGCGGAAGGCGGAACGTCTCTATCGGCCAATGCCTGACCTGGCCGAGCTTCACCAGTACCCCCGTCCTCTTCCGCACATAGTCCGGTACATCTCGAAATGCGAGTAAATCTGGTATTGACACGGGCGAACCCCCCAAAGTATTTGATAGCTGCAACATTGTAGTTCTCCGCCGCTTCCCATTCATCGTCGTGAAAACCAAGATGCTGCTTTCTGCCGTCTATTTGGATATAGGATTCCCACTGTTCTTTTTTCGCATCCCAACTTACACCCTTATAAACACTGCTCGTACCGTTCCGTTTGGCGGAATTCTGATTATTCTGGGAGTGCGTCCCTTCTCTCAAATTGCACCGTCGATTGTCCAGCCCACTCCCATTGATGTGATCTACCGCGGCATCAGTTCCTTTGTCTAAACCGAGTATCAATCTGTGCATTCGCAGGTGCAATCCAAGGCTCTGTGTCACAACATAGGTGGTTCTGCCGTGTGGCAACGCCTCCCAACTAAATGAGGAAAGCCATTCACGATCTGATATGTCCACCAGGCATTCTGCGTCCTTCGCTCCGATCAAAAAAACGTGTGTCCCGGCATCGGCCAACGCCTTGAAGCGGACGCATTCATTTGGGCGATCACCCGAATAAAGAGGGTTTGTTCCTCCGGTATAGGTTTCCCAAGAAATGTACGGAGCGCGATAACATCTTAATCGCCCTAACACTTCATCTATTGCTATGGCCAAAAAGTAACTGCGTGTCTTTGAACGCAAACGCACCAACCATCCAGAAGCGGAACTGGCTGGTAGAGGATTGAACCCCCCTACCAGCCAGACATCTCCGGCATTCAAAGCATTCGTCAGTACCCGGTCATTGACATTCTTCTTGATCCAGTCGATTAGTTCTGACCGTGTGTGGATCATGGTCATCCCCAATAGAGGATCGCGTTGACAGCCGCCAGCAGTCCGGCGGCTATTCCCGTTCGCGGCCTGCCGTGCATGAGGTCATAAGCACACAACCCCATGTAAGGCAGGACCATCGCAATGACCAGCAGCTTGCGGATCATGCCGTCTCCGTCTCCGTTGATTCGGTTGCCGTTATCGACGCCCGGATGCCCTCGATGACGCTCTTGACTGTCTCGGTATCCACTCCCTGCTTGGCCAACTGGTCCTCGATCTTGGACTTCAGTGTCTCCCAGGCGTCCGGACTCACGGTCTTGAATGTCTCGATGGCCGTCACCAGGGCTGTCGTCGTCGCTGTAGTCTGCTTTGCCAATGTCTTCGCGGTCGTCAGTCCCGGCTTCACTTTCTTCCATGCCGCCAACGCACCCGCCAGTGCCGACCCCGCCAACGCACCCGTCGCACCCAGGAAAGGGAGAACATTCGACCCGATCTCTGCTGCGGTCTCTGCGGCCTGAATCACTGCGTTGTTCGGGTCCAGGGCGTAGGTATTGTGCACGGCACCCGTGTTTGGATCGACCACCTGCAAAACGTGACAACCGTCGCAGAGAGTCACCACAGCTGCCAGCATCGAAAGAACGGCCAGAATGAAAAGCGGCACCATCAACGCATTGAGAACCTTCATCAACATCACAATCACTCCTCTTCACACGCAACAGTGTAGAACTCACTTCCGCAACTCGGGCAGGTGCCAATGTCAAACGATGGCTCGCCCGCCCGCTGTACGGTTTTTATCCTTGGATTGCGGAATCTGTGTCCGCAATCACAGCACTCAAACTTGTTCGTTATGGCCTCCCAAGAAATCGCCGCTCCGCAGAACGCTTGATGCGAATGCCTTTGTATGCGTACACCTGTTCTCCCGCGACACTCTTTCGCGTGCGTTCCAGGTATGGGATCACAGTCTTGATCCTGGACTTGAACAACGCCGATCCCATAGGCGTCAAGCCCTCCTCTTCGTAGTAGGCCCGATGTAGCTCATAGAGAGCGCCAGTCGGTGCCCAGAACTCCGGATTATTCCCGAGTTCGCAGTGCTCAGAAATCATCGCAGACAGCGGACTCGACAGTTCGCGAAAGTCCTGAAGGTGCTCCTGCGACGGCATAGGTTCCGTGAACCTGCCGTTCTTCAGAAGACGCCGCAGCCCTTCCAGTGCCCAATTCGCAATGCCCTGGACCTCGGCCTTGAGCCGCAGTCCGAGCGTGCGATCCGGACCCCCTTCTCGCTCGTAGTAGTTGTTCGGGAAGAACAACAGCAAGAACCGTCGCATCATGGCACCCGGTTCATCGTGAAACTTCGGAAGCTCGTTGCCCGCATAGGTGAATCGGGAGAAGAACCGAACATGCACGGCCTCTTTGTATTTGCGGGACACACTAATCATGTCCTGGCCGGTGATCTTCTTGAACTTCTGCAACACCTTGTCCGCATCGACGCGGTTTGCGGCCCGGTCTTCCGAGATGATCGCCGCGTACTTCCCTACCAACTGCTCCAAACCGAACTGGTTTGTCATGTCTTCAATGTTCAGCGGGCAGACCCGCTCGTCTCCGAGCATGGCGGCAAGCAGGTTAATCACAGTGCTCTTGCCGCTACCCGGAACCCCAAACAAAAACAGCATCTGCTGCATGTGGTTGCTGGCGATCATGTTGTAGCCGAACCACTCTTGCAGCAAATCGTGACACCCTTGATCCCCATTGAATACTTCCCGCACGAACCCACGCCACAGTCTGCATATGGCCTTGGGATCGTAGTCATAGGGTAATGTACTCGTGATGAAGATGTCCTGGGTCAAAGGCCGAAGTTCGCCCGTCTCCACGTCCAGCAGACCGTTGCGGAACACAATCGTTTTGGCCACGTCGATGTACTCTCCGCTGTTGATCCGAAACGGCTCGAATACACCCTTCGGAACCTTCACGTAAGCGGCGGCGCCCAGAGCGTGCCGCAAGTCGTGAACGAAGGAAGCCCGTGGATTCAGGCGTCGGCACTTCACATCCTTGCCTGTCTTCTCGATCACGTCGAACTGATTGAAGTATTCATACAGGTCTCTATCGAGCATCTTGTCATCGACCACTTCGTAGTGCGTCCCATTGTGCAAATACCAGTCACCGTGCAACCAATGAAACAGCCGCGTGTCGTGTTTCGTATGCACTTCGTCGATCCACCGTTGGGCCAACTCCAACATGTTGACCTCTTCAATCACCCTGCTCGTGTTCGATTCGTCGGCATACTGGCTGACCCACTGCTCAAACTCCGCAGCGTTCGGATGCCACGCTCGCAGGTCCTTGTGCTTCGTAGGCGGAAGAACCTTCCGGACGGACTTGCACGAGGTCTTGAGAATCTGAAACATCTTCTCCATCCCTCGCACACCCGCCCCATCGTCGTTCTCTCCCACGACAATCACATCACACCCCTTGAGCAGACTCGACAGGAGCTTGCCGCCCCCGTCAGCGGAAGGACGACCTACCGCGACGTATCCCATGTCCATTGCAGCCAGCCGATCCGTGGCCCCTTCGACCACGAGGATCGGCTCGTCCGCCTTTGGCAGGGGGTGCTGGTAGATCAAACCCCGCTCGGAGCCTTTGACCATCACCTTTTTGCCGTTCTTGTACCGTTTGAGCAGGCCGATCACATTTCCGCGTTCGTCCTTCTCCGGCCAGACCCAGGCGTTCTCCAGCGGATAGTACCCTATCTCGTCTCGCTCAATCGACTCGACAGTGACATTCAACTCGCTGGCCAGAAACTCGGCCATTCCAGCGATCATGTTCTGCTGGTATGCGACCAACGACTGCTCGAACTTCGTGGGCGTGTAATTCAGGTTCTGCTTCGGGTCCAGGACATGTAGCCAACCCGCGTCCCCCACCGGATGCTCACTTGGCTCTTTGGTGCAGAGGACAGCCGATCCATTGTCATTGACCATGCAGTATTTCTCACGGCCACATACTGGACACGGGTTATCCTTCTTGATCCTGTTCCAACCCAAAAGAATCTCCTCAAAAAGAAACACCCAGGCGATGCGCCGGGGCGCTCAACCGACAAAAACGTGATTTAGAAATTCGGGTCTTCGGCCATTGTTTCGAGAACGATGTCACGAACGTTGGCCCAAATGCCCTCCTTCTCTACGGCATCCTCTCCGCCCAGGTCCTCGACGGCCTTCAACCATGCTTCTTCGATGTGAGCCGTCGGCAACTCTTTGCCGACGTGCTGCTCAACCTGAGCCCAGGCTTCGTCGGCGTTCGCACAGGTCGCGGGCAGGTCCAGGTGGGCAGCGATCCCACCCGCCTTGGCCTCCGCATCGGCCTCGGCGGGCTTCTCCGGCTCGGCCTTCGGTGCGGCAGGAGGCTTGGACTTCGGGGCCGCTGGCTTTGCGGGTTTCGTCGCTTTGGGCGGCTCGGGCTTGCCCGCAGGCACGGTCTTCGGCTTCGGACCACCGGAGAACTTCTTCAGGGCGGCGGCGAACTTCGCGTCCAGGGCCTTGATCTCTGCCGGGTCCAGCTTCTTCAGGCTGTTGCTCGGATCGGCATCGGCATGATCGATGCTGTTGACGCCCAATCTGTCAGCGAACTCGCCCTTGCCATATCCGACGCGGAACTGCACGAGCATGTCGCTGTAATCAGCCTGTTCCAACTCGGAGAAGCTGCCGCCCGACCAACCGACGGCCTTCTGCAACTTCTCGGCGTTAAAGGTCATGTTCCCGTCTTTGCCGACGAGAATGAAGTAGCCGACCATCTCAGTTTCGTCGTACTTCGACCAGTCCAGCCACTGCTCGGTTTCCGGATCGTACATCTCCGCTGCCTGAAGCCGGGCGACGAACTGCGGGAATCCGCCCTTCGACACGCCAAAGCTCTTGTCGATGATGTGACCACGGAATGTCCCTTCTCTGTCAATCTGACCCATGTACTAATTTCCCCCAATGATTGTGGTTTCGGCCTGCGTTTTCGCGGGCTCGTTGTGTTTGATGTCGGTTGCATCACAGTGCGGGCACATCAACATGCCCGGTGCGACCGTGCTCTCTTTGGGCTTCTCGAATCCCTTGCCGCATTTGTTGCAGGTGAACGGATACGGGATCAGACCCTTCTGCATCTTTTCCTTGCGGATCAGTTTGTCCATAAGAGCAACGGCAAATCGCTGAACGACCTGCTGCTTCTTCGGGTCCCCGTGACATTGCTTGAACTTCAAGCCGCTCTTGCAGGGACACAACTCATTGCGACCAGGAGCCTGACCGCCGACGATGGTGTTCAAACCTTTACTCAATGAAGTCCTCCAAAAATCAATCTCCAAATACCGTCGTCTTCGGGAGTCTTGAACTCCACAACCGAATAGTCCAACGGAATCGTTCGGCTCTTTGCGACGAAATGAATCTCGGGATGGACGAACACGGCCCGCTCGTTGGTGCTTCCGGCCTTGCCCTTCTTGTCCACCACCACATTCGAGTTGTCGATCCGCAAGACGTGATCGGACCAGGCCACGTAGGCGTCCATGATGGACGAGTTCTTTTCGTGGTACAGGTCCGGGGCGTCCATGATGTAATCCTCGCCGCCCGGATTGGCCCGCTTGACTGTTCCGTTCTGAGCCAGCAGGATCACGTTGCGACCGGATCGAACGTGATGGTCCAGGTCGCCAAGGATCAGCCGCATCGTGTCGTACCAGAAGCGATAACCCTTGTGGAAGCCGTACTCCTCGATGTTCTGTGCGATCTGACCCTTCTCGGTCTTCACCCTGCGGAACGTGGCGTACTGTGCGAGGGCCTGAAGCTCCGTGACCGTATCGATCACGATGCTCTTGAACCCGTCGAAGACATCGGACTGCAATGCGGCCCGCACATCCTCGAAGGTCTCGATCCCGCCGACGACCTTGATCGGCTCGCCCGTCACCGGGTGCCTGATCTTGCGACCACCGTCGTCCAGGCCGATCCACACAGGGTCTGGAACCATCGTCGCCAGCGTTGTCTTGCCGACGCCTGATCGCCCGTACAAGATGACCTTCTCGCCTTCATTCTCGCCGCCCCACTCGGAGACGGTGAACGTCTTGTTGCTGAGGACGGCAGTGCTCCGTGGTGCGACGGGTGGGGCCGCGATTCTCGGGGCTGGTGCTTTCGGTTTTGCAACGGGTGGCTTGCTCAACTCTTCTGTTCTCCTTTCTTGACATACCCCTCGGGGCAGTCATTGGGCCCGACCTTCAGCCGCTTCTGGCAGATGGATTGGAACTCACAATAGAACGGGCTCTCGCAGCTTCGGCAGTTCGGCGTCCACAGATCGCCTTGCCCATAGGCACGGATCGCCTTGACATAGCGAGCGAGGTTCTGCTCGAATTCGACAAGCTGCTCGTCGCTTCGCGGAATCTCCCGCTGCTCGAAGTAGAACTGCGGTCGCTCGGCGATGTCCGACAGCAAACGGGCACCGAACATCTCGGTTGTCTCGATGATCGCATTGGCCTTCTTGCCAGGGACAATAAGGGCCGGGGCCTTGTTCACGAGGACGTTCAGGACTTGCTGGCCGTCATCGGAACATTCGACCTGAAACTCTTCATCGCAGTAGATGCCGGTCTTGAGAAACTCCGTGGTGTCCGCCTGGGTCAGCATCTTCGGCTTGATCGCAGGCTTGTGCCACACGTCGTACCAAATGCCGTGAACCAGCAGATCGGTCTCGGCCACACCGTACTGCCGAAGTTCTCCGCGAAGCTGTGCCATGCGAAGGGCGTACAGATACGACGTAATCTGAATGTCATTGTCCAGGCGTGACCAATACGACGTATCGGCCAAGCCCTTGCTTGTGCTCTTGCGTTCGCCGATGTAGAGCAAGCCGGTCTCTTTGTCCCGCATCAGGTGATCCACCTTGCCCACGAGTCGGGCACCCTGGAACTCCCTGCGTGTGTCCGGATTGACAATCGGAATGTCGAACCAGATTTCCGAGGAGATGGTCTCGAAGCGGTCCTGCGGATACATCCAGCGATAGCCGCTGAAGCTGTAGAGCAGGATGATCCGCTCGGCCTCCCATTCCTCTGCCGACATCCGCTCGGGGATCGAGGAGTAGCGGTAGTTCACATACCGCATCACGGCGTCCATCATGTCCTTGGGCAACTTGCCCGTGCCGTCGCACAGATAACAGTCTTCCCTGATCTTACTCCGCTTGAAACACTTGGGGCACTTGGACTGCGGGACCATGCGAATGATCTCATGGCACCCATGCCACGTCTTGCCTATCCGTTGGCTGTCCTTGTCCTCCATCGGCTTGAGGCCGTAGATGTAGCGATACAGGAAGCGGAGCTTGCATTCCTCCCAATCCTGGATCGCCATCGCCGACAACCTTATGTCAC